CCGCTAAAACAAAGATCTATATAAGCATCTCCAAATTGAGTACCTCCTTGTACTTGAAGTTTTGCATTGCCAGAACCACTAGACGTCCCCACCAACAGCCTGCCCGAGCTGTCAATATCAACGCTACCAAGATCAACTGATCCATCTGTTGCTTTAACGATTGCCGTACCAGCCGTAGCTGGCAATGTTACCTGTAAGTCACTACCTACAGCAGCGGGTACATCCAGTTCAATCGAACCGTTTGTTGCACCATTTAATTTAATAGGCATTATTCACCTCCAGGTGCGGACTCCGCAATCGAAGCCTGATACGCAGCAATAACATCAGCAGTCCACAGTGCTGCGGCAATGTCTTGCACCTCTTGCACTTCACCGGTTACGTCATCACCTGGGGCAACAACGTGGCGGTGATGATTACGTGCCAGCTCAGCGCCATCTTCTTCGACCACAGTGGTGGTGCGGATTTGGATGACCTGACTAGGCAGGATTTCTTCTTTGTATTCAAGTCGTTTTGTAATAGCCATTAAGAACGTCCTCCAGACGAAATAGATTTTGGCTAGTTTTGAGCCGTTGCGGGCTGTGCTTTAGGCGTAGTTTTAAGTTGTTATAAAACAACCACTAATCATTATCCATTTAAGAGCGAAACTGGTATAGGAAGGCTTGTCGTCACCATTAGTGCCTGAAAGATGAACTGCTGTCAAGGAAGTGCTTGTTCCCTGTCCCCTTAAGTGAAACTCCTGAGAGCCACCGTTTGTCTGAGCGGACATAATGTAATAGTTATTATTTACACCTCCAGCCGTAAAAGGCAATCCACCAATTTCAACCCCTGAAGAATCTGTAGTATTGCTGAAACTTACATAAGTGTGAACAAAACACAGAGACCCTACTTTTCTATAATTAGCTGATTGAACAGCCATTGTCCCAGAATATCCAATTGCAGTTGGCGTCCAAGTACCTTCTTCGTAATCATCAAGAGCGTTTGCAGCAGCCGTGTCGCCGTTGAAAGTTAAGCCGCCACTTGAGAGGATTCGTAGGCGCTCGCTGCCGCCTACTTCAAACTGCAAGCCACCTGCACCTAGTCCAGTGATATTTGCAGTATTTGTAGACCCAGAAAAAAGCTCAACAGAAGCGTTATAGCTTGTTGAACCTGCAATAAGCCTTGTAAAGCTATGAGAATTAGATGCTTCAAATCTAATCCTACTTGCTCCGCTGGCTTGAACTGTGTGTATTAAACCGGATGGGCTTGACGTGCCCACGCCCAAGTTTCCCGCGCTGTCAACAGTTGCTCTCGTGGTTCCGCCAGTAACGACCTGGACTTCATCCGTTCCATAGACCAGACCCGTATCAGTGTCTGCTCCTGTAATACTTGGTTGTGCGGTTGTATTAGTACCGTTAATTTTAATAGTCATAGTTAAACAATTACCCAGTTAGATCCAGAAGGTACGGTAACAGTTGCACCGCTATTGACCGTCAACGGTCCAGCACTAACAACATTTTTACCAGTGCTAATTGTGTACGATTGTGTGATCGTGTTGTCATGTTCGACAGCCCACGTATCACTACCGCCACCAGTGGCACCACCACCAATAGCTCCCCACGCTGATCCATAACCTTCAAACTGACCAAGGGTCGAGTTATATCGGATCATGCCTGCTGCAGGACTACCATCACGTTGTGCAGTAGTACCAACAGAAAGATTAGAAGAACCAGTTGCAGATGTACGTGGTGTATATCCAGCAATGGTCTGACCACTATTGAAGACAATATTACCAGTCATTGTACCGCCAGCCAGTGGCAGACGTGCAGCAATGTTAGTTACGTTAGTAGCAATATTAGTTGTGTTGGTTGTAATGTTGGTTACATTGGTTGCAATATTAGTTGCGTTGGTTGTAATATTACCAGCATTTGTTGTATCACCAGCATCTACATAAGCTTTAGTAGCAGCATCCTGTGCACTAGTTGGGTTAACAACATTGATAATCTTATGAGTGTTCATATCGATGTCATCGGTGACATCTACATGATCATTAGAAGCACTGTTACCAATACTAAAATTATTGGTGTCAAGATTCTCAATTAGAGTTGGGAAAGAGAAGCTACCTTGCGGGATGGTACAAACACCAGTACGCTGGTCAACAGTAAAGAAATCACCAACCTTAAATTTACCATTTTGGTCAGTAGTTGCAGTCCAGATCTTACCACCGTTGCTCTCAACAACTTGTTTAGTGTCATCAGGTACACCACCATTTTCAGGTAATGCACGGTAATCAGTACCACTACCAACATACTCCATAGTGTGACCACTAGAAGCAATCTGTGAGCGTAGGAAGAATTCTACAGCAAGGTTATCTGCAACAGCACCATTCAAACCATCGTTAATAGATTTGTTGTTGCTGTTAGGTCGGCTGATGGTTACAGTCCAACCAGCACCACCTTCGCTATCAGTCCTAGCTACAGCAGACAGAACTGGATAAGTAATGCTATTTACTGTCACAAGCATGTTACCTTGTGGACGAGTAGCAGTACCATGCCAACTTGCTGCCGCTGCAGGAGCGTTGATATTAAAGGTCGGAGCCCCATCAACAGCTGCTCCATCAACATTAGATGTAAAGATAGCAGCAGTAGATTTACCATCAGCAACCAAAGCTTCATTACCAAAGTCAGTAGTCGATGCAGCCAGGTTAGCCTGACCACCATTTAAACACTTGATATGGTACTTGTTAAAGAAAGCATAGCTAGAGGTACACTGGGTATAACCATTGTTAGTAACAAGTAAACCAGGACCATTAAGACCAACATGGGTATAGCTATCACAAACAATAGAACGTAATGGGCTAGTTGATGCAACTGCATTACCATCAACCAACAAACCACCACCAGTAGGAGCTGAGTCAACGTCTCCAGCTGCACCACCACCAGGGCTAATTACATTGATGTTACTGTTGTCAATCTCAGAGTCTGAGAAGTTAGTACAGTTTTGGATGTAAGGTGATTTGATAATTGTAGCATTAGGATAGAACGCAATGTTCCAACCTTGTACAGAAGGTAAGGTAGCATCATAAGTATTACCAGTACCTGAACCAGCCTTCATACCAGTAAAGGTCAGGTTTTGTAGGAATGAACCGCTGTTAACACGGAACATCACACTGTTTTCAGTTGCTACCGTAGGATGAATAATACAGCTACGTAGTGCAGTACCAACAATAGAAACGTTAGATTTCTGGATGTCAATCGGACATACTTCCTGATATGTACCAGGAGCAACTACGACAACACTACCATCACCATAGGTAGCATCATTGTTAATCTGCTCAACAGCAGCCTTAATAGTTAGCTTAGGACGGCTAATACGGTGACCATCGTTACTGTCAGCACCGGAGCTTGCGTCAACATAGACAACCTTAGGTTGGTTAATAAACGTACCACCAGATGCAATACCAGTCCAAGTAGAACCGTTCCAAACAGAAAGGGTTAACTCAGCATCGTTTTGCAACCAAGTCTTACCGGTTTGCCATGCAGATCCAGAAGGTGTGCCAGTTTGAACCAACGTATCAAACCGTCGTGCAGCAGCACTAGCAGTAAAGATGTTGGTGTCAGCAGCTGCTGGAGAACCAGCATTCTGCTCGGCATATGTAATAACATCTTCTGCTTTGATACGATCAAAGTCAACTTGACCTTGACCAATACCAATGGTTACTTGACCAGAACCAGGAGTATCATCAGTGACTACGATACCGTCTGCTGCTGCAATGTCAAGTGTCAAAGCACTGTCAATTTTGCTGTCAATACGTGCATCAATAGCCTGTGTGGTAGCAACCTGATCATCATCAGAATCCCAGGTCTCAGTAGAGTATACTGTACTATCAAAGTTATTCCAATAATACGTTTTTAGGTATGCATCAACATCATCGGGGATACCCTGACAATTAGACTCTTGAATAGCATATCGCAGCTGCTCAAAGTTCTTGTTAAGGTCATCAGACCTAATAGCCGAACCAGGGTTAAACAATGCTCGGATGTCTTCTACCTTAGTAATACGACGGATCTTAACATTGTCAACTGTAGGTTCATTAGGATCTGTAGGGGCAGTAGGAGCCGGTGGAGCAGTTCCTGTAAATGCTACAATAGTAGGGTTGGCATCAGTAATCTGCCAGGGGTAGGTGGAATCAGTCGTGAGCTTCTCGTCATATTCTTTTGTAGTTACGTTCCAAAAATAAACGTGGATCTCAGATTTAAAAATGTACGGGAAATCAAAAGAAAATTGTACCTTTGACCCGTCTCCGGCTTTAATTGTTTGTACGTCAGAACACGACATAATTCATTAATTTCTAATGTTTAAGGATTCATCATTGTCAAGTACTTTACCTTGACCAGAAGCTAGTTCCCGGCGTTCCTGTTGGATTTGCCGTGCTTCAATGGCTGCAAACATATCTTCATCCATCTCTTGATAAGCAAAAGCTTCAGCATTACGGCGAGCTTTATTAAGTCTAATGTGGATATGATCCCATTGTTTCAGAGATACCTCTTCAGATGTCCTACCTTGACGGCGTAGATTACGCATACGGATAATGCTATTCCAATCACCAGCATCACGCATAATTTCATTAATTGATCTACGGAAGTTACCTTGCTCACCCATCAACCTAAACAATTCAGATCGTTCAGTTGCAGTTAATTTAACACCATTTTTGGTTTTAAATGTGGTATTAACATCATATTCAATATCTTGTAAGAACTTCTCTTCGTCTGACTGTTCTGCATGAACTTTTAATGGGCTAAGCGCATTCCAAGCACGTTGCATCAGACCATAACCGTTTGCTTTTTCACCAGTTACAGGGCTGTAAACATATGGTGCACGGTTAGCCGGGTCATACTCAATAAGGAAACGGTTACGGTTAGCAATAGCAGACATAAAATCATCATTGGTTTCCATCAAACCTTGACTAAAAATACGCGACCATTCACCACGTTGACCAGCCAAAGGTCCAAGACTGTTAGTAAAACCAGCTGCCCAACGTTGTCCAGCTCCAGCATTACCAGAAAGCATATCCATCAAAGGTTTTAATGTAGACAAACCAGTACGGTCAGTAACAGAAGCACCTAGGATAAACATAGCTTTTTCAAAGAACCGTTCAGTTTGAGCCTGTCCAAGCATGTCAAAGTTATCACCAACATTAGCTACAAACGCAACCCAGTCAGCAAGGGGACCAAGCCATTCGTATGAATAATACTTACCATCAGGACCAATAATACTACGTTTTTTCCAGCTCGATTGTTTTTCACGAGAGCGTTGTGCTTCACGATCCATCAAACCATCACCAGTCAAACGACCGTTCATTAGTAGTCCAATAGCAGAAGTAACTGCGATTGTACCCATAGCTTTACGGCCACGAGTTGTGTACTTAAGGTCAGCAATTCTATTTTGTTTAGCAACAACATCCATAGTGTCAGGATTGATATTACGTGCTCTTAAAAGCTCATCAATACGAGCTTGGTTTCCAAGTAATTCATTAAGAGGAGTATATGCTAAATCGTTAATATCACGTTGAAAAGGTGTAAACACAGGGTTGTATTTACCAGCAACATCAATCATGTTCATACCCGTAGTGGGAAACATAAGAAATGGTTTTAAAGCGGGGATAGTTCTAGTTAGGTCTGAAACACTAGAAGCTAGTGGTGTGTCAAGGTTTAACGCCATTTCACCAGTAGCATATTTAACTGTTTCGTCTGACAACATACCGTCAGAACTAAACATCTTGCTGTAATACTTATCAGCAATAGGTTTAAGGTTTTCCTTAGTAACAGGTTTACCAGCTTCAACTAGCTCGTCCATAGCACGGAACCTGGATTCAGCAGATGCATTAAATATACCACTAAATCCGTCAAGAGCTGTCATTGCATTAGGACCAAAGCGTAGGATAGGATCCTTACCTAAGTCATTAAGCATTTCAATCTGGTTGACAAGATACTCTAGACCATCATTACCTTGAGTTTTTTGTGTACGAGCAGCTTCCTTAAGAAAGTCCATTTCACGTTCTGACTGCAGAAGTAGGTCAATACGTGTACCAGCACGTACTGCTTCAGGTTCACGGGATGCTTTCATAAACACGTCACCTGCATATGGCAGTGCGCGTTGCATGGTTTCACCAAGAGAGCTATAAGCCATCCAACCACGTTGAACTGCTTTTAGGTCACCTGCCATGATTGCACCAGCAAAATGTGAAACAGGTTGTGAAACAATACCACCAAAGTTACCTACCATTGCTTGGATAGGAGTAACAAATGCAGACAAAATACTGTTATAAACGTTAGACCATACACCAGCAATTAGCTTGTTTTCGATCTCAGGATTTAGGTTAACAATACCTTTACCAAGGTCAGCAGTCATACCAAAGATGTATTGATTCATCTTAGCTATGGTGTCAATATTCCCGTCAGTCAGCTCATATGCCATCAGGAATTGATCCATCAGTTCAGGCTGGTTGTCGGCAATCATACGCATGGTAGAACCAAAGCGTTGAGAGTCTTGGAAGATGCGTTGTGCAGTTTCACCAGCACCCAATGCAGTAGCTTCGGTATAACCTTCAATATTTTTAAATCCATTCTGAACCATCTGAATTAGGTTCATCTTGCGGTTCTTGTAATACTTAGCGGAAGCAGTTAACTGAGTAACGTGCTGCATAAGATCAATTACCTTTTCCTGTGCTACTTGAACAGCAGGTGTTCCGTCCATCAGGCGGGCACCCTCAGCAACGTCTGAGATGCGTCCAGAAAGGCTTCCAGCAAGCAAAGATTGTGCTCTAGCCATATCCATACCAGTGACCTCTGAACCGAGCTGTCTGAGGGCTCTGGAGGCAACATTAAATCCCTCTTCTACAAGCACTTGGTTACCGTCAGGTTGACGTACCATGTACGGCTCCAGCACAGCACGAATATCATTCTTGCTCATACGTGGATCAATCATCGAGATAGCAAGATTCTCGTTTTCATTGATAACATCTTTAAAAGTAACCTTCCAGTTACCACCTTCCATACCAATGTCACCTGCTTTATGCAGTTGATCAGCAAGACCCATAACAATTTGGTTAGAGTTTTCAGCTGATTGCAGACCGTATTTAAGGGCAGGTTCAGAAATGATGTTACCCATCCGACCGTTTACACTATCAAGGTTCCGTGCAACACGCACCTGGTCGATAGACGCGCCAACAATACCAAAGTCATCTACAGTACGAACACCAAGTTCGCTGTAGTCAAATAAGTCATGGACACCCTTAAGGGCAACATCCATGTTTGGATTGTTCATGTAGTTGTATGAACCAAGCTCATCTAGGGCTTCTTCCTGTCTAATAGCGCCTTCAACTAAATATGCTTCAGGGTCATCAGCTCGTGGTTTAGGTGAGTTCTCAGTAAGCCACTTACGTGCTTCTACTGTCTCACCGACCAACCTGTTAGACTTACGCATACTTAGAGCTGTTTGACCAATAGCAGTACCAAACCGGACAGCAGATCCTAAAAGTTCAACGAACATACCGCCGCCGATGTCTTCACGGATATTCTTCTGCCGTTTTTCGTCAGGTGTATCACTATCAAGTGTAGCTACATTATCAGGTATAAAATCGTAGGTTTTAGGAAAAGACTTCTTAAGAGTACCAGTAAGGTTATCACCTTCGTACTCACTACTTACCACACCTACACCAAGACCAGCCAGTGATTCAACACCACGGTTACCGATCCATTGCATAAACTTGTTTTGACCGATAGACCAGCCAACACGTGTGTTAGCAGCTCTACCAGCAGCACTTAAAACTCCAGTACCAACCATGGTAGGTACAACAACAGAAGCAATGTTACGTGCTGCTTCATATTCTTTATACTGAAATTCTGGCATTTTAGGAATTTCAATACCTGGTACCACGTTAATAAGATCTGTAGCAAAGTCAACCACACCCACAGGTATTGCAGCATATTGTTCTGCATAAAACCTAGGGTCATTGGTTTTTTTAAGGTCTTCTAATCTACCAACATATCTAGCATACTTTTCTTCAAAGTCAGGTGCACTAGTATCAACTCCTTCAGGAATTGGGTATGGACGCTCTCCCGTAGGAGGCTGGGGTTGTTCAGGAGAAGGTTGTTGAGCCCCCGTAGGAGCCATCTGTTCCGTAGCAGCGATGTCGGCAACAGTTTCAGCAGCTGCCTGCTGTTCTGCCATTACCTCATACTGCAACTCTTCAGACATTTGCATGTCTTGAGATGAATCAGACTCATACTTCTCTTCAATATCAATAGGCATGGTTAATTATTTTGTAGTTGAGAAGCAATACTATTTCTCAAGGATTCATAGTTAGAATAAGGTGTCATGGATTTACTACCTCTAGGTGCTGGAGCAAGGAAATCTATAGATGCAATGGTACCATCAACACTTTGGACACTACCAGAACCACCTTGAATACCGATAATTTGTCCTTGATTAATGGTTTGATTAAGTTGAAGATTAGGTTTATTACCAAAATGAGAGTAAAGAACATCTACTTTTTGACCTGTATTAGGATCAGTAGATTCAATAACTACATAGTGACCATAACCTGAACCATCAGTATTTACTTGATAGCTAATGTCTTTCACTTTACCACCAAGAACTGCTGGAAATTGTTTGTTTTCAAAAAAAACGTCAATACCCGGTTGACCAGTATCAAAAGTTACTGAAGACACTTGAGGAACAAAGGTTTGCAAATTAGCACCACCTTGTTGATTAAATACACTACCTGCCCTCATAAAAGTTGGGTTTTGATAAACTGCTGTATTACCTGACGCAACATTAACAGTATTTAACTTAGTCTGAACAGAATATGTTTTTGCCGCAGAGTTAATAATACGTTGCTGTTCAGGTGTAAAAGTAATACCACTAAGAACAGGTGGTGGACCAATACGTTCCTGCCTTCCAGATGCTTTTAGCTGTGCATTAACAATCTCGTGCATAGGTGCACCAGCAGCTAAACTTTGGGCCCCTAGCTCTTCAGTTTTATATTTAAATCCTGGTTTGTCACTATTTTGTAGAATGTACTCTAAACGTTCTGCACTAAAAATAGAGTTAGGAACATTAGCAACCTCTTGAAATCCAATCATTTTAACCATTCCCCTTAATTTTTGATAGTCACGAAATGCTTTTTCAGCAGCATTGACATTACCAGCACGACCTTCTAAAAGCGGGAAGCTGACATCACCACCTGGCTCACTTTTTACAGCATAGGGAAGTTTGTAGTTTTTAGTATCCTTCTGTAAATCAAAAAGTTTTTGCTCGTCATCAGCTGCTTTTGTCAAAGCTTCTTCAACAGTATAACCCTGGTTACCATCTCCAACATATTTCCTAGCTCTTATCCTGATCTGCTGTTCCATGTAGCTGATAGCAACCTGCTGACCAGTTAATGCCCTTTTAGTTGTACCAAAAGTAGTTTCACCTTTGATGACAGCAGTAGCGTTGTCAATAATCGCTTTAGCCGCTGTTGTACGGTATTGACCAGGACCATTTTCATACCGGCTTTTATAGGTTTTCTTCTGTTCTGCAGAACCTACTACATCCATAGAATCAACATCCGCTTGAGTGATGTCTTCATCATTTTTAGAAAGAAGCTCTTGTGCACGGTTATTACGTAACTGTACTTCAACAGAAAGAGTCCTACTAATGTTGGTAAGTTTTTCACTCTGCTCACCCTGTGTCAACTCAGCATACTGACGTTGTAGTTCACCAATATTTGCTGTAGTAGGGTTAGCTAGCGCAAGGCGAGCAAATTCATCTTCTAATTTTCCGTTAGCTTGGCGTTCAACCTTTTCTCTATTTGACTGCCATTGAGCTATGTTTTTAGTTTGACCCCTTATAGCATCTGCCAGTACACCTACAGCTTGACCTTGACGGTTAGTAAAGTGTTCACCAACTGTCGTATCTTTACCATTAATAGTAAGAGGCAGACTCATGATAACATCCATATCCATAACAGGATCACCTGTCCTTGGATCAACAGCTGTCATAGAAGGCATTAGCTCCTTCCATGTTTCAGTATGACTACCTTTATGGTGCCACAAAAGTTTACTGTAAACATTGGGAAAAACAATAGGTAAATCTTCCGGGGCTGAATCCTGGAAAATAGTAATGTTTTTTTCAAGCGTTTGGTTGTTATTAAAGCTGGTAAATGCGTCTCTATGTGTTTTTAAAACCTGACCAATTTGTGTGTTTATACCTGTTAGGACTTTAACAGCTAAAGAGGTTGGATAACCTTGCAGACGAAGAGATTCAACATGACCTTTATAAATATCACCAACAGCTTTTTTAGCATCTTCATAAGTAAACTCACCACCTTGCTCTTCAATGGCAGCTCTAACTGTTTCTACTCGATTGTTAGCTTCTCTAATAAATGTACCATTTAGTACATATGCATTAGCTTGAGCTAGACCTAACTGAACCTGTTGAGTCTCTTCTTTGTTGGCAACTTGAGATCTTACATAAGGATCAAGACCACCCTTTTCCTCAGCGTTTAAAAGACCAACATGACGTTCTTGCCCTACTGCTGCGTTTTCCTTTAAAGCTTCTTGAGTCTGCTCTTTAGTTTCTTGACTTAACAGGCTATCTGTAAGTTTCTGTTGAAATTCTAGCGCATCCTGTTGCTTTTTTTCTTCTCCAAGAACTTTAATTGCAGTATCGCTAAAGTTAGCAATACTTTTGAAGATTTGATTACTAGCTTTAATATCTAAAGCAGCTTGATTAGAATCACGTTGAGCTTGTAAACGTAACCCCTCAAGTTCTCTATTAGAATTTTGAGTGTCAATTTGATAGTTCTTTTCTTCCATCCGCCGTGTAGCGGCTTGGTCTTCTTTTTCTTGTGCAAGGGTTCTCCGCCGCTCAGAGATATCCGCTTCTGCACGTTGTCTCATATTACGGGCAGTGCGTTCACTGTCCTCCCGCATACGCTGGATATTACTTTGGTCAAGCCGACGAGGGCTGTAACCACGGGATTGTGCGGCTCTACGATACTGTGCCATTAAGAAAACGCTCCTGCTGCATTAGCTTGAAATAGAGTAGATCCTGCGCTACCAATACCTTGTACAATAGGTGCAAAGGTGCTTTGCTGCAGTGGTGCAGGGATAAATGCTGCAGTTGCTTCAATGGGTTCTACAAAAATACGTTCTGGTCCTTGAATAGGTTTTGGCAGACCAGGTAGACGATCAGGTCTCATCATCATAGCTGCTCTAACATTTTGATCATCGATAAATTTACCGAGAGCAATATCACGCATGTTACGTTGAGATTGTAACGAGGCGCTCCTTATACTCGCACCCATCACAGCTCGCTCTCTACCGCTTTGTGCTACAGCACTTTGCATAGCCTTAGCTCTAGACTGACCAGCCTGCATCAAAGCAGTTTGCCCTTCATTTTTCAACTGTTCTACTAACAAACTTTCACGTTGAAATGCATCTTCATTTAAAATGTCATTAAACGAAGCTTGTTCAGACTCTCGTGCCTCCATAGCAGCCATGCTGTTGTAAGAAAGCTGATTTTGTGTATTTTCTACAGAAGATAGATATTGAGCAGCAGTTTGCTGGTAGTTGTACTCCTCAATTCCTTGGTTGTACTTATAATTCCTGAGAGTTGTCTCCCATTCGTAAGCACGGTTTCCGTAATAGTTTGCTTTATCAGCAGCAAAAACTTGTTTGTTGTATGCGTTTGTTTTATTAGCTTGCTCTTCAGCAGCTGCCCTTTGTGCTGCAGCGTTTTCCCTAGCCAGTCGGTTGTTTTGTGACGCCTGACTGGAGCCCATGATACCGCCAATAATAGAGGTAGCAGCAGAAATACCTGCAAAGACCGCCAACGGACCTGCATTCATCTCCAGACCAGAAACAGCTAACTGCTCTTCAAGAAGATTATGTTTTGGATTAAACATCAAGCCCTCCTATAATACTTGGTTGAATAGTTACCTTCCCACATCATCGACACCAACGATACAGGGTATGGAAAATCACTTGTCACTTTAAGTTCAAAATTAGTGTTACGTTGATGGATAGGTAAGGTAAACACACGTTCCTGTACTACAGGATTAGTATCACCAGAGTAAATATCACCTTCTGCAGTGTGTTCTACATTCTTCCATTCGTTAGAGCCAGTCGGTTTTACCTTAAACCGAATGGCACCAGTACGACCAACAGACATTCTAATCCTAGCAATGGTTAGAGAAGCTGTGTAATCAGCACCCTGCTCTGTCCTAAGGTAAAACTTAGGTATCACAGCCTCTAGATCATAACCATAACCAACTACAATACCATCAGCATAATCAGTAAATTTACCTTTAACTTCAAAATATCTATAGTTAGTAGTAGGTTCAATACGTTCAATAGCCTTAGCCCAGTAACCCTGGTCTGAGTCTATCTCAGCATTAGTACCATCATCTGCTGTAGGCACTGTAAGGAGCATCACAGCGTCCTTATCATCGATAGGGGTATAAGGTACATAGACCTTGGTAATGTCGTTTGTAGAGTCATATACCACTGCATCAACAGACGCATGAGGCTTGACAGGACGGGTAGCCATATCAAGAGGTACGTTACCAGTGAAGCTAGTAGATGTAGCTAAGATGTTACCAGATGGTAGTTCATCTAACTCAATAGCACCAATGGTATATTCATTTTCCTGCTGTGATACAACAGTAACTGCATCATTAATAATACGTGCAGCTTGGATAGTACCAGGTAACTCCCACTTTACCCATGCTTGGAATAGATCCTCCTTACCGTTGTTATAGAAACGATACATGTACAAGTAGGATGTATCACGGTCAACCAACATAACAATAGAGTTAGGAGGGCTGACAGTTAAGTCATCTACAGTATCAGGGATCCACTCTAGCACAGCCTTGCTGATGTCAACCACCACTGGTGTCTGTTCAACGTCACGGAGAGCCATGGTAAACAGCTTACTGTAACCAGGTACCCTGCTGACAAATGCAGTAGTAGTGCCGATGTCTACAGGCTGTACATTAGTAGCCATCTCATAGTTAGATAGCGTACGGATAACAGCAGAGGTAGGTGTCAGGATACTTGCATCTGTAGCATACACCTGGAACTGCTGACGTTCACTGAACAGTAGCAATCCTTGAGGCGACGGTAGAACGTCAGACAAGGTGACAGGACGTACACTAGATACGTTCAGGTCAATAGGGTCTGAGTCAACTTGAGTTAGTGCAGATTTAGAAAAGAAGTTATAGTTATCGTTAGCAACACCAAAAATAACGTTATCCTCAGATAACACACCGAACCTATTGCTGTAAAAGAAAGTAGAACTAATCTTTTTACCAACAAAAGATGGTTGAGGGTTGGTGTTATCATCACCAGTTAGGCGATTCTTGTAGATGATAGGACCGAACGTAAAGGTAGTAGCACCGGTGTTAGCCAGTTCATGTGGTATAGTGGCACTATTAAGACCAGGTGATACATCACGTGCAACAGACTCTTGCCAATAACCTTTACCACCGACACCATCAGCAGCAACATACTTCAGATAGTAATCATCATCTTCAGTATCACTGTTTAGGATCTTTAGGTTGTGGGTGTGGAATGACTCCAGGGGTAGTTCAGATACATTAGTGACATCATCCTGGAATGCTTCCAAGGTATTGTTAAATGCACCACCAACAGCACTAATGCTGAAGGCTGAATAGGTAACACTATTACCAGGTTCTTGGTCTACTACAACGGCGTTAGCTTCAGTAGTTTTACGGATAGTAATACTATTAGCAAAAGAATTGATGTACCACTTACCGTTAAATTGAGTATCACTAGCAGTTTGCCTAGCTTCTAAGAGTGCTTTAATAGCACCAAGTAGATCGTGAGTAGCGTGTGTACCAGTCAAGAATGTAGTAAAGGTAGCCCCACCTTGAGCTGTTGCTGTAGCAGTATGTGCAGTACCAGTAGGTGTACCCTTAATAGTTACCGTACAAATATCACCACCGGTAAGAGTGAGAAGTTTCAGGGTACCCTGTGAGTTAGCTACAAACGTACCAGCTGCTTGCATAGCAGTGGTAACAGTTTTGTTAGCAATGATAGTGGTATCCTGGATACTACGGAAGTGGTAGTCATCCTGCTTAGTACCAGTTAGGTAACCTGTGCCAGTGTTTGTCACCGTACAGAACGTACCTTCAGCAGCAGTCCATACAAACAGGTCAGTACCTTTGATAGCACCAATGTAGGAACCAGCAGTAGCACGGTCAATAAAGAACCATGCTGCATCTGCTAATTCAGTTTTGGTAAATGCAGTACCATTAGCCTTCTTCAGCACGTTAGTGTGCTTCATGCCAGGACGCTTCAGCATACCAAATGTAGGGTCAGGATAACCGTTAACACACTCAGTCAGCTGGTTGATTAGTTTCTTGTCGTCAGTTTGGCGGGATACACCACCAAGAAAATTAGGGATCTGTTGTGTTATTGCTGGCATTAGCGTTGCAAAGTACGGAACGGTTTATAGCTATTGTAATAGTTCTCTCCCTGAGGTTCACCAAAGAAGGAGAAGTCACCTTGGTTACACTCATACTCCATAGCCATAGCCCTTGCAAATGCTTCCTTTTGTTGGAGCATCTGGTACAGGTTGGGATCACCCATGGTACGACTAGAGAATATAGAAGCAGCCCGTGCTACAATAAATGCTTGGATAGGATCAGGGATATATGCCCACTCAAAATACCACAAGATGTCAACCTTAAGACTAGCGTCAGTCCACTTGTAAGTATGTTTGATACGGTCGTAGAGTTTACCTCCACGGTTAATACTATCGAACTGACGATTATTAAATCTCTTAGATGAGATGTTCAGATCAACCTGAAGCATGTCATCAGGAATCAAAACTTCGTTGTCCGAGTTAGGAGTAAGTGTATAATCAAATTCTTTATTGAAAGTCCATCCTTCGCTCTGTACCTCACGTGACACCTCTCTTAGGGTGTTGAGTGCAATCGCAACGTCCGGGTTGGTTTGGGTTTCAACTCTGGTTGTAACCTCATTACGAGTCAATGTACGAGATGATACGGTTTGTGAAATATTCACAGTGTAGTCAAACGTAACAGGATCAGTGGCAGGTGTTGCTTCTACACCAGCTACTGCAATAGATGTACCATCAGTAACACCAGTACCACCAATGTAAGTACCAACAGGAATGTTAGCAGTTTCAGTAGTAAGTGTGGTACCTGCAATGGAACCAGTAAATCGAGAGACCTCGTTAATAATGAGAGTTTCTTCAGTTGTCAGTGTGGTTACAGGAGCCTGACCAACTGACGCCAGGATCTGATTAACAGCTTTAAGTTCAGTGGAGCCAGTAGTTAG